ATGGGATAATATGCTGTAGGAGCAAACTCTGCCGTGAGTGGAGATATAATACCGCCTGCTCCTATTAACTCGTATTGGGTATTACCGCTGGTTCCTACAAACAGGAAGTCCCTGAAAGGAATAAGGTGGGTAATAGGCGTGTAATTATTCGAAGATACCATAAGATCTAAGGGGTCTGAATCTTTGATGTTATCGGGGTTTTCTAAGTAAAAAGAATCCCAGTTTCCCGAGCGGGAAGCTATGATAGTATCAGTATTAGCTAGAAATAATCTACCTCTATAGAAAGCCATGGTGGTTATTTTTGATTCTTTAGGATCTCCGCTACCGGGGTCGTAGAAAATCCCCGGGCCTCTATTAGTTTCCTCATCACCACACTGTCTTTTATCCCAGTCCACTGGTTTAATTTTAAAAGTAAACTCCCCAGTGTCCTCTCCATTTACATCCTGAGTACTCGGAAATAGTAACTGGGGCATTCTCTTTTTATCTAAGCAGGATCTTCTTTTCGGAGTCCTGATTTGCTGGAGATAGGGTGTCTTATCTTTCCTGACTATCCTATACCAGCCGGGTACCGAAGTCTGCCACTCTTGGGATAAGAAGATTATTTTACCAACACCTTCTTTGTCATAGGTTGGGGATTCCAGGTCATCATCATACAAAGTTTTTAAGACAAGTTCGACTTTATCTCCCCCGTTAAAAGCTGTTAAATCCGAAGCGTCGGGAGGGAATCTCATGTCGGATAATCGCGTAAAGGATTGCCCTAAATAAAGTTTCGTTGGGTCTGGATATACATAATCCTCAACAGGTATAAAATCAGTAACACCAAGATCTCCTTTTATTTCTTCGCTGCTTTGTTCATCTGTTAAGACAAATGAGGCTGCCCTATTATCATCGTTCCTTTGGAGCGTACCGTTTCCTTCAGTTACATAAACCCTTTGCCACCTATTTAAGTCTAAGTGAGGAGGGAGAAGAGAACCCCGCTCTTCCGATATGTCTGCCAATAAAATATTGGTGGGTCCGGGTAATTCATTAGCAGGTATATAAGGCCGTACCTTCCATATACCATGTCTCAACGGCTTATTATTAGGATTAATTAGGTTGTTATCTAAATCTTCCCAGTAATCATCTTCGTTTGGTTCCCAATAGTTTTCTATTAGGTTGTTGATATTACCGTGTTGGGTACCCTTTGAAAAATATTTTGGGATACTTTCATTCGTGTAAAGATTCAAAGACCAGTGCCGAGTTCCTATGTCTCCATTCCAATCTTCGTACTCTGCACCAGTCTCATCCACACTCAGGTCCTGAATGTAGTCGTTTATACTTACTGCTGTATTAGTTTCCGGTCCCTTCTGTTTCTGATAGATACATACTCTCCCCGAAAACTCAGAAGGATCGTTTATAGCTTTCTGGTTCGCTACAGCACGAAGCGAAGAATTCTGTGTACTATTTATTGCCTTAGCAAACTCAGCAGCATCAGCCCATCCACTACCTCTCTCTGTGGTTGTGTACCGAGAGGAAGAACCATAATCTAGTAACGGACCCCCTCCCAAGAAACCCGTCTGTAAACTATTAGCAGCGTTTGAGGGATAGCACGCACCATTTACAGCAAGTCTCCTACTGTTAGGAGCTTTAATGTTTTCATAGTCATTCATTGAGGACTTAATCAAAGTATTCTGGTATCGTCCAATATGATTCTGAATTCTTTGTTGATAAAGGCATATGTCCCCTGACGGTGCTATCATAGCCTTGATTATACCGCCGTATTCCAAATTCAGCCCAGTATTATGACCGGCATCGCTGTTAATAGCATTTACCAAGTTTTGTACAACGAAGTCTCTATTTCCAGCCCAGTTTACGGCAACAGCTTTATACACACCTTCAACCGCAGCCGCCTCCCAAGCAAGGAACGTGGTTGTATTATACTCTCCCGGCAGGAGGTAGTAGCGTACAGTAGTATGCGTTTCCGGATCTCCCCCGACCCCCCCATCAGTAATCTGAATATAATCACAAGTTTTATTAGGATCATATTGCTGTCCATCGAAGTCTTCAACTTGACCATAGGTCTCGCCTTCCTCCATAGAAGATCCATTTGTAGCTCTGAGACCAAAAGTCATAATTTCGTAGGGATTGTTACCACCTAGGATACTAAGGTAGGCCATACCATTAGCAACTCCTTGGTTATCTGTATTTACACAGACTGTAAGAGGAGGGGTACGTTCACCATATCTGTTTATGCCTTGGCTCTTTTCTGCGGGGAGTACAGGCAATATATCGCCCTCACCTTGTTCCCACGATGGTGGTTCGGCAGCATAGTCATAGGTATCAGTAGTATTATACAGTACTATGTTGTCTTGATCGTCTTTATTTTCAATATCAATATCCAGAGTACTGAAGCTTCCTGTTCTAGTGTTCATATACCAATTTTTGCTTTGCCATATATAGTTTATAGTCTGAGATCCTCCTAGGGGATCTATACCAGTCAAAGTAATTTGATTCCCTAGATCAGTATGTAGATTAATATTACTGGACATAGCATCTGTGGGATCTTGATTCTTTAACATAGGTACACCCTTAACAAAATCAATTATAAGGGTACCACCTTCATGGGCTTCTACATGTTCATGCCACTCAAGACCCTTAAACTCAGAAAAGGGATAACTGTCAGCTGGGAGCCCTGAATAATCTAAAACCGGATCGTCTAAATCTATTACATGGCTATCCCACGTATAATCCTGATGCTCATTCCAGTACTCAGCGTTACCTTCCTTGTCAACTGCTACAGAGCTTAGATATTCGATTTCTGCACCCTCTATATCAGCTTCTCCATTCTTCTCTCCGTCATAACCCTTCATACCTTCATCAGAAACCCATACCCCATTATTGTTCTCGTGCAACTCCCCAGTAACAGATGTAAAACCAGCCTTAACATCCTTATTCAATAATAATACTGATGAACCTACTGTTACTGCTTGTAATCGTTCTTGGGCTGTTTTATAAATAGAATCCTCTGCGACATATGTTAAGTATTTCCACGAATCTTCTTCTGCATTAGAGAAGGAGCCTATACTCGTACTAACGACTTCTATATCTACAGCGTACTGGGAATACTCTGCTGTGTTACTCTCGTCCGAAGCCGCCGAAGGTGACGTATGTGTAATTTTCCATGCGTAGAAAAAGTCTTTTGGGACCCCATCCTGAGGATTTTTAGTTACATTAAGATCTACCAAGAACAAATAGGATATATTATTATTTACACTCAACCAATAAAAGAACAAGTTATCAGTAGAGAAAGACTCGTTTACATCAGCGGAGAAGGTTATAGTTTTTGAAAGATTTGTTAGTAAAGAGCCATTTCTTTTATCAAGTGAGGATGTGGTAGAGCAAAAGAAGTTCGTCAGTTCTTCTGATTCAGATGGTAATCTCTTAGGAGGTATCTGTCTCCCGACACCACCACTCAGAGTATAAACCGGTATCTTCACAGGGAAGTAAGACTGAGCCCTGCTTGCTCTTGCTTTAGCCATTCCATGTTCTCCAGTATCTGAAACTGTGGTGATTAATACCCGAGCTTCTATCGTGTATAGCTCTCATCTTCGGGGTTCCGGAACCGAAGATAGTCTGTCTCTTATCATCTATATCCGCATTACGGCCTTTAGTAGTATATAATATCTCAAGCTCTTGTAAGTACTTGTCAGACTCCACATCACCTTGTACAATGATCTGATACTGCCTAGCTGCCTTGGCTATCACAGCTCTTTGAATTACTGTGTCTATATCCTTCCAATTAATCTTGATAACTAATTCAATATGGTAAGTGGTATCCCCGTCCCAAAGATCGGTTTGATCAGTTACGTTAAAAAGATATTGTGTAGCTGTTTCTGTATCATCAGAAGATCTGGCTACCCCAATAATCCGATAGCCCTCAGAGTTTTGGTGATCGGAAATCAGTTCTGCACTAAGTATGTTGTTACCGAGAAGAATTTGACCTCTATTAGATTGTTCTATCTTCTTAGTATATTTGTTATTAGCCAATCCACGGAATTGAAAATCTGTTAAAACCTGATCTAATACACTTTGACACATCTCCGTATCAACGCCTCCTAGATCGTCTAGGTTATCAACCATAGATTCTCCC